TCATGGATTCATCAGATAGGAGGGAACAGCTTTTAAATCGTCCTTGGTGATGGCAGACACGCCACGCGAATAAACCAAGGACGGGCTAACCATGCGCAGACCGTCAGCAGTTGCAAGCACAACCCAGTCGTCGGAGCCAATTCGAACAGTCCCGGCAATAGAAGCAGACACAACAGACGCCGACGATTGCGACATCGAGGGCGAGGCCGGTTTAGAAGCAGCTGGGGAAGATTGACCAACCGCACCAGGTGCACCAGGTGCACCGGAATTATTTTCAACGGAGGCAACAAGCGGCTTTTCCTCAAGGCCCGCACCGCTAAAGAACCTTGTCATCCCCCATATACCGCCACCCAAAAACAGGACAGCAAGAACGACAGGAACAACGAACATGCCCGACTTGAAAATGTTTTGACGGCCATCGATGACCTTTTCGATCCCCGCGCCTGAATCACTGGCATAGGACTTGTAAAGCGGAAAAATGGCCTTGTCGTAGTTGCGCGTTGACCAGTTCGTGAGCTTGGTTTTATAGAGCCGAGCACCTTCGTAGATTTCGATCCTGTAGCGCTTCGAAAGACCGAGCGTTTTTAGCTTGGTGAAGCGTAGAGACATTTCTATAACTGCTTTCAGCAGCCTGTGAATATCGCCAATATCCTGAGTGATTACGACCAGATCACAAGACGTGCCCTTGGCATCGACGCACTGGCGATGCTCCCGGAAAAAGGACATGTGCGCCTTGATGCATTTGCTATCAGTGCCCCACGGACGCCACGCCTCATCGATGGCAACAAGGTTGCCCGGCTGCACAACGGTTTTGTCGGTGTACTCGAACTTTTGAAGCGTGTCGTTATAGGCCGGGAAGAAGTCATCCCCCTGGACATGCTCATTGTTCACGACGCGAATTTTTCCGAACTCGCATCCGGCGTTCGGTTCCTTCAGATGCGCACAGATCAGCTCGTATTGAAGTCCCCGGATATTCGTGACCACATCACGGCCTGACTTGATGGCCGGAAGGATGACGGACAAGACCACTTCGTAAGTCTTGCCGGAGCCCATGAGGCCCGTGTAAGCATTGATCGCCATATCAGCCTATGAACGGAATGCGACGAATGAGGAAGCGCGTTGACATGGCGGAAAGCATCAGAGGGATTCCGAAGTCAACTCGCACCAGCTCAAGCATGTACCAGAGCATGGGAGGGAATGCCGCCATTGCATCAGAGAGCGCCGACACACTCGGGACGTATGACACCAGAGCCGACACCAGCTCAAGAGCCAGATACCACGCCGCGAACATCACACCGAATTTGACGATGACGCCCCGGACAAGAAACCCGAGCGCCAGATTTACAGCCGATGCAAGAATGGCAAACATGGATCAGGCCCGCAAAACGAAGGTGAGAGCCGACACGCTCCACACAGCGACGAAGATCGTGGAAAGAATGGAACGCTGGCCCTCGATCAGATCGCAGGCCGGCTGCATGGTCATCGTGTTACCGAAGAAATCGAACGTCGGCATTTCGCACGCGGCTGTATGCGCCGGCAGCGTGAAGCCAGAGAACGAGGGCATCAGGCCCATGACATGCGCAACGATGGAGGCGCCTGTAGGTGCGTCCTCAAGCGCCGGGGCTGCGATACCGGGATCAGGCCCCAGATCGAGCGCAACGCTCGATGCTGGCGCTTCTGGCTGGATTTCCGCAGCAGGATCGAACGTCACTACGTTGGAGGCGTCAGGCGACGGAAGCGACAACAGATCGTAGTTTGTCGGATGCGGATAAAGCCCCGCGGCAATGTCGGCCAAGATATCTTCGGCAGTGATCGGATCGGCCGCGTTATACGCTGCACCTTCATAGCCTGGCTGTTGCGCTGCCTGCTGCCATATCTTGTTTGCAATGGCCGCCAGCAATTCAGGATCGGCCAGGGTTGAGAGGTCGCTAGTTTGCAGCTTGGCCGCCGCGTCGTTCAGGGTGTAGGCCTTCGACGTATCGACATAAAGCGGATTGTTGAAAACGCTAAACGCAAGCGTCGTAGACATGGTGCCATCGATCCAGCCGCCGCCGCCGTCAGGCTGCGCATAGTTGATCGTCATCGCCCGTGAATAGTTGTACCTGATGCCGTCCGGGCAGACCAACGGCGAGATCGTGCACACGACCTTAGTCGGGCCGCTGCTGACGCCGGGTGTAATGCTTACGATGCTCCAGCCGAGTGACACCACCAGATGTTTGATGGCGGCGTGCATGTGCCGCTTGTATGCCTGGTCCTCGATCTCCTGCACAGCGTTCCCGCAATAGGTGCCGGTGGTGCTGCCATAGCCGGTCATGGTGGCGCAAATCTTCTGATCAGATGGATATTGAATCGCGTTGCCCACGCCGGGATCGGCATAGTCATATGGCAAATCGGTAGGAAGCGTGTTGTATGTTCCATCGAAGGCAGGCGGCAAAGGCGGAGCCTGATACACAGTCCCTTGTGACATCTGGACAGCCGGCGCATTCGGGACCGGCTTCACTTCGAATTGTCCAACTGAGAAATCGTATAGCTCGTAAACAGCACCGATGCCGAGCGCGACAGAAAGCCACACAGGGGCGGAGCCGATAGAAGCCACGGTAGCGGCCACAGAGCCGGTCGCAATCGCACCATTCACAACGGTCTGCGATGCGGCAATGGTGGCGGAATAGATGGGGTCGTTCGCTGCGAAGCCCATCGTGTTGAGGCGCTTTCCAACAGCAGACGAGACGGCTTTATTGACTTTGCCGGTGAACGGCTTGGCGAGCTGCAGGGCTTGCGCCTGGACTTCCGCATAGACGAAAAATCCAAGTGAGGACGCGAGGAAGAAAACAGCGAGAAGTTTTTTCATCCATCCACACCTTGAATGAAGGCCCATCCGCAGATGATGCCGAAGAAGAGAAACAGCAAATAGAAATAGGTTTCCGCGTCGAGCATGACAACCTCCAGGAGTCGGGGGGCGTCCCCCCCGGCTTGGTATTAACGACCGCCTTTGAAGAAGCCGATGATGGTCTTGCCGCCGCCCATGATCAGATACAGGCCGAGCAGAGCAACCAGAGCGGCCAGAACAGCAGCTTCCAGCGTGCTCAGGTCGATACCGCTGGTCAGCGCGGTGAAGTCCGGAGGCACGGCCAGCGCTTCACCAGCCGCAGCCATGACACCAGTCGTCACGGCAACGACCTTGCCAGTGGCGTTATCGATCACGGCATAGGCATCGCGGCCCATTTTTTTGACGGACTGAACAGCGGAGTTGATCGAAATTTTCATGATTAATACCCTCTTAAAAATGCCTGAAACCGTCAGGCAGCGGACACGGCAACACGCCGAATTCATTTCGGTTTGAAAATATTTACGACGGAGCCAGCGCTCCGGCCGAATAGCCAGATACCGACCACAACAGAAAACGAGAAGGCGAATAGCGCACCAAGAATCGAATAATCAAAATCGACAGGGAGGCCTGAAGGAACAGTCCCGCCAGAGCTGGATTCGGTAATCGTGCAAACCCCAATAACGTTGGTTAATGCAGGCTTGCTTGCGGTATTGCAGGTCAGGACGTTATTGAACGTGCCGAGAGAACAGGACTCCGTCACGTCATACCAAACACCGCTGACCTTGGCGGGGCGATGCCGATAAAAAAGATTTGCTGTACCTGTGGTGACAAGATGAACGGTCATGTTCTGAGCTGAATAAAACGCATCCACCGCTTCATCAGCAGTCGCCCAACAGTTACCGGCAGCGGAATAGCCAACAGTCATTCGTAGCCACCGAACAGGTCTTTTTGACGAGCCAGGAAAATGCGCTTGGCGATCTTGGCGGCGCGCATGATGCGGGCCTGCTCGATCTGCGCGGGGGTGGCTTTGGGCTTCATGGCCTGGGGCCATTTTTTTGCGGCATGGGGGTGGCAGTACATCACAGCGCGCCCCACGCGACATAAAGAACGCAGCCGAATCCAACCACAAGCAAGATTTTGGCGATCCGCTCAAAGTAATGCAGAGGCATCAAGCGGCCCTCGCTTCGAGGTCGTACCAGTCAGGCACGGCGAGCGGTTCAAGCTCAATGAAGCGAACCTTGACCGGGAAGCGCTCGATGTTGCGAGGTGCAAGAATGTCGATGCCGCATTCACGAAGCACTTTTGCATGGCGGTACAAGGTCGCCTGTGACGCCATCGCCCGCATGTCCTGACCAGCAAGCCAGGCAGCAGCATAGACCCGGCTTTTCTGAGGTACGGCATCTAGGATGTCCTCATCACAGGAACGATCAGCGCGCTTGAAAGGCTCGATCTGCTGCTCGTACAAACCTTCGAGTTTTGCGTCGGTGATGTTGGCCAGGTCATTCAAGCCAAGCTCTGAAAGCAAGCGTTTTTTGAGTTCGATTTCCACGCGCACCACTCCTTGATCCTTGAGCCACGACACCAGCTCGTCGTTTGAATCGGCACCGTGCTTAATCATTTCCAGGTGCTTGATGTAGGCTTTCAGCATGTGGCGCGTGTTGGCCCACCACACCGATTCGTCGCCCGACTGTCCGCGTTTCATGCGTGCGATGCTTCGAGCACCAAGCCATCGGATGAAAGCGCGGGCTGAACTTTCCGAGCCTGTTTTGTAATTCCGGGTAATGTCCAGACGCGATATGACGCAACCCCGCCGGGACTGTGGAAGCGCGAAGGGGCCAGGCGTTGTCCGGTCAGTAGTTGCAGCTGTGAATGGTGGGAGGCCAAGCTCCACCAGTATTCGGTTACAAGCCTCGATCG